TCCATCGTCAGCAAACACCGTTATATATGGCGGGTATAATAGCAGCGTCATAACGCTAACATATAAATTTAGTACATTTAACGCCAATTATCAGATTGATTTTGATAGTGCTGTCGGAGCTTGTTCTGTGAGCTCAAACGCAATTATCCCAAATCACGGAAGATCATTTGCAATGAGTGACATTTCAACATCAACGCAGACAGCTACAAGCAATTATAATATTTTTAGCTGGGGTTTTAGCGATCATGGTTCGAACTCGTGGCAATCTAGAAACTACTGGGGAAATGCTGATGACATTGCAGCAGGCATTGTCAAAACAACAGCGAGAATAGCGACTGATGACATTGTTCAGCAACGAGGACAGACGAACGTCAGCAGTTTAAATCAAATCGGAGGTTTCTTTATATGACTTATCTTGCACATAGACGAACGAGCATCAAAGCTGACATTCTCGAGCTCAGCAAGATTTCAGCTTCAAGCATTTCAGTCGGAACAACGTATTCAATCAACACAACTCCGACAAAAACAACAGCAACAGTCAGCGGAGGTTATATTGTGTTACATGATCAAAGCAACTGGAGGCTGGAAGTCTGCGTGACGAATTCTTGGTTCTTCTCAACATTCTCCTCTTCAAATACTTTTGAAGTTCAATGGTGGGATGGAACAAACTATGTCGGAAATCGGGGAGAATATAGTGATATTTCAAGAGCTACTGTTTGCAGAAATTCAGCAACAGTTTTCATTCCAGCGTCTTCGATTACTACTTCGATTTCAATTATTCCTCGAGTGAGTGTTTTATCTGGTTCAATACAAGACAATACTTCATTCTATTCTTATACTCCTAATCCTTCATTAAGAATTTTAGAGCTTCCAACATGAACGACAATCAACACTTATATTCCATAGCAATCGTTTCAATCATCGTTTCAATATATGTGGGTTTTATGCTCGGACATCAAGACGAAGCTGATCTCTGTTCAGTACACATCACAAAGCTTGAAGAAGAGAAAAAAGCTCATATCAAAACGACTGACGAGTTGACTCAGTGCAAAGCAAAAGGAGTCGGAGAAAAGGTTCTCGACTGTCAGCAGGTTTGCGACAAGCAAGTTGAGTCAGCTCTGAAAACAAAAAAAGACTGGGTCTGTAATGATTAATTTAATTCTTTCTTTGTCGCTCATTCTTGAGCCTTTACTTCCTGCAAACATTCCTCCGAATTGGATATACATGGGAGCGGGATTGAAACCAATTCAAGCTGTCAAAGTCGATTTCGGATTTGAGATCAGAGAGCCTTCAGCACTGCTGACAATTCACGATTTCATCAGACTCAAATCAGCTTTTGAGAACTCTCCAGACCTTTGTACTTATGCAATTGATGAAGCGTTGAAAGAGTGCAGAAGAGGAACAGAAAAGCAATTGATGATCGCATACTCAAGAGAAGAAGATGACAAGCTCATTATTCAAGCGTATGAAGCAAGACTCGATAAGACAGAGAAATCATTGCTTGAAGCTCAAGAGCAAAGTAAAATATACAAGTATTCTACTTTAGGATTTGGAGCGATCGCTCTTTCATCTTTAACAGCTTTGATCATCTGGAGTAAATGATGGACATGAACGCAATCGATGTCGGGACAATTATTGCAATCATTGGACTGATATATAAATCATTTCAAGACAAGATTGTTCAAGCTGAGCAGATGGGAAAACTCAAGCAACAAGTCAAGTCTCTTGAGTCTCGAGCGGGGAAGATTGATTCAAAGCTCGAAGCGATTGACGACAAGCTTCAAGACTTGATCGAATTAGTTGCTAGACTGGAGACAATGATCAATCAAGAGCCTCCTCGTCTCGTGGTCAATAAGCGTTAAAGAACAGCTACTCCGTCATAGAGCTCGCTTGCGTATTCGTACAGCTCCCAGTCTGTCGGATCGTACTCTTTCAAAGCTTTAAGAAGCTTCTCGCAATCAAGATCAGTCAATTCATTGCTCAGACGAACAGCTTCTGCGAACGGAGCTTGAATGATTCGATATTGATAAAAGTCAATGTTTAGATCTTTGAGGATCGGATATTGAGTCGAGAAACCGAGATGAACGTGTTCTTTGTGTTCTCCTTCCACTGTTTGCCAGTTTCCAGGAAGTGACAGGCTCTTTCTCGTTACATCATGAACGATAATCGCATAGAAAAAGCTTTCTCTTTGCTTTGATGTCATTGTCTCAATATCGACTCCATGTCTCTTGATTTGGGAATTGACTTCAGTTCTGTCGATGCGTTGACTTTCGCAAAGCTCATAGAACTCGGATTCTGTTTCAAACTGATGAAGAGCTTTTCTTGAAACGAGTTGACTGTTGATCAGATCAGTTTTTTTTTGAGTTGGAACTGTTGGGACAGGAACTTCATTCGGAGTTGAGTTGAGTCCGTCTTCATAACCGAGGGAACGAGCGACGAGTCTTTCATGCTCTTGATCTGATAAGTTGCTGAAGTCAGCGATCTCGTCAATTGTGTATAGGCCGGAAACAGCTTCGGGGAATACCTGTCGACAGATGAACGCTCGAGCTCTTTTGACTAGCATATTAGCAGGCTGTCTTCTCCAATTTGGCTTAATGAGATTCATCTGTTCAGCCATCTCCCAAGTAAAGATAAAACTCTGAACGCTTGTCTCTGGCTGATCATTTCGTTCAGCTTCAACGACGCATCGACGATCATTTGTTTCAACGACTTCAAGTCTTCGAACGAGTCCCGACTTGTAACAGATGCCGACAAGAGCGTCTGATAAAAGAGCAGGCTTTCCGTTGATGCTGGAAGTATTCGCTTGCACTTTTCCGAGATGACCTTCAAAGAAGTGACCGAACCAGGCGTGACACATAATCAAGTCTTTTGCTTCTTTCTCATTGCGAGTCAAAACATTTGCAAGACGTTGAAGTTCTTCTCCAGTTGTTGGGATCCAAAAATTTGTTGAGTTCATGTTGTTCTCCGATTTGTTGAGTGATTAGTGATTGATTGAGAACTCGGGAAATGATCGAGCTCGTTTGATTTGTTCTTGATAGTCGCTGAGATGACTTTTGCAGAAGTTTGCTGTTGCTTCATAAGTGTTCTTGTCTTCTGTCAGAAGCTCAATTTGATGAGGACTCAATGCTTCTCTAATGTCGTTTGCACATTGATCGACTGGACTATATCCCGAGCAGTTTGCTGAAATATAGATTATGATACACATAAAAGCATTGAAGAGAATGATTGTAAAAGTTGAGTCGTCTCTTTCTCCGTTCATGCCTTCATAGTCTGAATAAAAGATGTTCATTGTTTACTCCTTATAGTTCTTGATTTCTTTGATTGAATTCTTCGTCTCTTAAAAGCTCTTGATATTTCATGAATTTCAGAGTTGCGTCATAGTCATGAATTACATCAAGCTTCCATCCAGAGCCCGCTCCGTATGCTCTGAGATCGTCAATTACGTTCAGATACTCAGCGACTTTCATCATGACTTGAGCTTCGATGAACTGAATCAGTTTCTTCTTTGCTTCTGCTTGATCATGCGGAGCTGTTCGCTCGACATTGTGTTTAATAATATCAATCAGCTGTTTGCTGTCTTTGTAATTGGTCATCATTTCGAAAGTCCTCTGGTTTGTAGTCAAAAGTAAAGGTGAGTTTGTTTGCGATTAATGCGAGTTTGGTTGCGAGCTCTGCTGAGCATCTGTCTCGATTGTTTAAAATATGGCTTAAATAATAAATTGAAGTTCCAGCTTGTTCAGCAAGCGTCGTTAACTTAACTTGTTTTTTTAGTTGCTTGAGTTTGTCTTTTTTCATTCATTCTCTCCGTTCTGTAAATTTGATCAATCAGCTCATTAATATCGTCTTTGTCAAAACAGCCGATCCAGTGATAGGCATCATCAATTTCATCGAACTCAAAGACATGGACTCGATCAAATGCATACTTTTCAAACCTATATGGGCTAAGCTCGAAACGATCATTCATGAAAAGCTCAAGATGATTTACAAGCTCATGGACATTGTAAGTTTGACGGGTTGAATCACTGAGCTCAGCTTTCTTTTGATTTGCTTCAATTGCTTCCTTTCTTAGCTCCTCACTTTTAGCAAGCTTCTCCTCAAGTTCTGCGATTCTGTCTTCAAGCTCAACAGCTGGAGCAACTTCAGCAAGTTCTTGATTCTCTTCAAGCTCGTTCAATTCATCATCAAGAAAGACAAGCTCGTCATCAAGATCGATAATTGTTTGAAAAGCGCTTCTGTTCCCTTGCTTGAGCGACTTGATCGCTTTTCTTCTTTCCGCTTTTACTGATTTGATCTCTGCTTTTACGTCTTCGATTGTTCTTTCGCTGTTCATAATGTTCTCCGTTTGTTTGTTGTTGTGAGTAAGTGATGTACTAGTTCTATACTATAAAAAATTATAGTGCAAGTATAAAATGAAAAAAAACTATAAAAAATTATAGTAGACTTTTTTTAAAGCTTAAATTACTTATAAATACACAACTTAAATCGGAGAACATTATGAACAGCAAACGAGAGTTTGATATTCGTCGAGCAATTCTGTCTCTTCGTCTATCAACAACAGAGCGTCTCGTCTTTATGGCGATACTGATCCGAGTCGACTGGAAGACATACCAGGGAGAAGTCTCAGCGATTGAGCTTGCATCGATTCTTAATTTGAACATCAGAACAATTCAGCGAGCATTGAAGACGCTGAAGAATCACAAATTCATTACAAGGATTTCAGAGCGAACAGAAGACGGGAAGTCGACGATTGCAATGACGAGAATCAATGTCAATCGAGTCTTAAAAAACGACAAATCTGTCAGTGACAAATCTGTCGTTAAAGAAAAAGAGAGCGACACTGATGACGCAAGAAACGACAAATCTGTCGTCAAAAACGTCACTGATGTCATAGAGAACGCGACACAGACGTCACACTATTCAGCCAATAACAATTTATACAATATATACAATAAAAAAGAACGATCGAGAGGTCTAGTAAAGGAGCCAAAGAAAAACGACAATGATGACGCATTGAAAAAGATAAATATCAAACAAGAGAAGAGACTCAAGGGCTGGCAGATCAAAGCGATTGAATTGCAAGTCAACAGAACGGGAGATGACTCATTCGCTAATCGAAAAAAGATTGCTGAACGTCTTTATCGAGTAAAGCTTTTGAAGGGAGGATTCTATGAATCGCTATAAATCAAAACATGGAATGACTTCACTGTCTGACTTCTCAGAGAAACTCAATCAGCAACTAAATCAGATCAAGAATCGAACGAGAAGAGAAGATCAAGTCAAAACTGTTCATGACTTCAGAGCTTTGAATGATAGGAATTTAGAAGAGTTTGGACTCATAGAAAGAAATACTCGATTCTATACAGTCAAAGAGATTCCCTTCTGCAACCACTATTCTTGTAGCTATGGACGAGAAACTGTTCAGTCTGGATCTTTCTCAGCTGAATGTAAAAGATGCGGAACTCCTCGAAGACGATGCAATCAGCTGAATCGCTTGAAGCTCCCAACAGACGCAACAGGAATTCATTTCGGTATGTATCAATGGGACTCTTCAGAGCAACAAGAAAGAATTAGAGAATTGATTCGATGGATCAGTCTCGGAGGAAGATTCGGAGACGTTCCAAAGAGTCCGAGCGTTCTGCTTTGGGGTAAACCTGGCAACGGAAAAACATCATTGCTTTACTGTCTAGCAAAAGAAGCGATCTTCTCAGATCTCAAAGTCAAATACATCAGTCATTCAAAGCTCATTGATCAGAAATATAAATCATTTCGAGGACAGACAGAAGATCCGCTCGGAAGATGGCTTGATAATACAGATTTACTTCTTTTCGATGAACTCGGAGGAATCGGAGGAGGAGGACAGCGAACAGACTGGCTCCGCTCTTTCAATGCTGATTTGTTCCAAGATATGTATGAGCGCTGGGCTACTGGAGATCTTTCAATCGTAGTCACAACAAACTTGAGTCCAGCTCAAATCGAGCAATATACAGGAGGGAACAGTGCAGTCATGAGCAGATTTCGAGCAATGTTCGGAAAGCCTGTCAAGATGATCGGACGAGATCGACGAGCAAGTCAGCAAGAGGATTTGTCAGCCTGGAAAGTCAGCTATTGACAAAGGCAATCAAAGACGCTTAGACTTTAAAGCTCAACTCGTTATCAACTCAATATAGAAGTAGTATGGTTCAAGTTTGACATAGTTTGACTTTTGCTCAGTTGTTGAAAAAGACTAAAGTTACAGGATTAATTCTTTTTTCTTTTAATACTTGATAACGAGTTTTTTTTATTTCCTTTTGTCTTATAGTATAGTATAAAAACAACTAAGAAGGCGAGCAGGTGAGGATCTCTTTTTGACTCTAATTGTTTTTATTTGCTCGTCTTCTTTTTTAGGATAAGAGCATGAATGAACGATACAAGAACAAGAGAAACATCACTCTGAGACTTCCTGTCGAAATACTTGATTATGCAAAGACAAGAGCTGAAGTTCAATCCAGAGAACAAGTTCAACGAGTTTCAGTCAATTCGATTCTGATGCACTATATTGTCGAAAGCTATGAGAACGACACGAGCCCGATGATCGGATCTCAATCAAAACTCAATCTGGACAGGAGAATCGCAAATGCTGAATGAAGTCACATTGATCGGAAACGCTGGACGAGATGCGGAAAGCGTCGGAGATTATCAATTCATTAATCTGAGTATTGCAACAAGTGAAAGCTACAAAGACAACTTCGGAGAATGGAAGAGCTCGACAGAATGGCATAATATCAAATTCTCTGGCTACACTTACGAGAAAGCGAAAGGCATCAAGAAAGGTGACAAGCTTTTCATCAAGGGCAAGATCAGAACATACGAGAAGGGCTCGGATCGAGTCTTGCAGATTGTCGCAAACAAGCTGATCAACTTCAGCCAAAAAGAACGAGAGCAAACAATTTAATTAATCCGAAGTAGAAGGAGAACTACTTGAACACTATTTCATCACAAAGCAAATGCAGAACCGTCGTCCATGATCGAGCAGTCAACTTTCTCGCAAGCATCATGAATACTGAATTTGCAAACAAACCGTTCAAAGCTGTCGACGTTAAGAGCTTGAAGACTGAACACACGAGCAAAAGCGAGAATGATTGCTTTACTTATGATCTCAAAACTTCTCTTGATGAAGATCGAGACGAGATTGTTCTGTTGACAGAAGTCAAGACAACTCAGCAAAGGGGACGGACTCTGGATCAAATTGTTCGGAGTCAATTCAATCGATATGACAAAAAGCAATTCACTCCCATGATGCATGAAGCAATGAGTCGAGCAAACTCAAACAAGTTCCGCTTCTGTTATTGGTCAATACTAATTGCGATTCATAAACCACAGAGTCAAATACTAGCTCAATCAAACTCTTCTCCCGATCATTATAATCTTCTTTTTATGTTCGGACGAGATGACTATGAATTCAGCTTTCGTTTCTATAAGTCATTCAGAGCTCTTGAAAGCCAGCTTCAAAAGATTCAGACTTTGAGTCATTGGCTCGAAACAAATTACACTTACGTCCTTGATGATGACTTTCACTGCTTCAAAGATATTGAATGTTCGTTTGATGACATCAAAGAGCAGATTGAACTCCAGCTGATCTCAGAGCCAGAGGAGCCAAAGTCAGAGGAGCCAAAGCCAAAGCCAAAGAGAATTTATAAGAATAAATTTATCATGATCAATCAAGAGCAAGTCGATCAGCTCATTGTTAAACTAAGTGAACGAAAGATGAAGAACAAAGAGATCGCTGATCATTTCAACGTCTCACTTGAGACGCTCAGAAGATGGAAGGTCGATCCGAGTCATCCGAATCATGAGCTCATTATGCAAGCAATGAATCAACCAAAAACAGAAGAAGTCATCATCGAGCATGAACCGATTGAACTTGAACCGATGCTCATTGAACACATTTGGAAATCGATCGGAGTTGCTCTGATCATTATTGCAATCAGTTTGATCGTCTGGAGTTGTTATGAAATTTATTTATCATGATCAAATCGGATTTGTTGAACTGTCTCAATTCATGGGACAAGATTTGACAGTTGTTCAGACTGCTCGAGTCAGCTACATGAAAGACGAAGACAAGACAGAGCTGACAGAGCGAGACAAGAAACTGATTCAATATCTTGCTCGAGAAAAACATACGAGTCCTTTTGAACACATTACAGCAACATTTAGAATCAAAGTTCCTTTATTTGTCAGATCTCAAATTATGAGACATCGAACTTTCTCTTATAATGAAGTCTCTCGGAGATACACTTCAGAACTGATTGAAGTCTGGAGTCCCTATGAACTGAGAACCCAACATGAGAAAAGTCTCCAATGTTCAGACGGAACTCTTGATGATCAGACAGCTCTTGAGCTTTATCGGGAATCAATGGAGAACAGTCTTTCAATATATGCTGAGCTTATCAAGAGGGGAGTCGCTCGGGAGCTTGCTCGATGCGTTCTTCCTCAATCGCTTTATACTACTTTTTACATGACGGGCAATCTTCACAATTGGACTAAGTTCATCAAGTTGAGAATCGATCCTCATGCTCAACCAGAGATTCAAGTTGTTGCAAAGGCAATTCAAGAGGATCTTCAACAGCTGTTCCCTGTTTCAATGTCTCATTTGATGGGAGATTCTCATGATAAATGAACAATTAAACGCGCGAGATCATTTGCTTGCTCGACTGTATAAAGAACTTAGAGTCGAAGATGAATCAAACGAGCTTAGACAAGAAAGCTTAGATCTTTATAATGAAGTTAAAAAGTCATTGATAGAAACGATAAGAGTGATTTATGAAAACGACATCGAAGAGCAAAAAAGAAGACTCGAAGAAATCGGCTGTAAAAAAGCGAGCGGGAAGACCGACAAAGAAGGTTCCGAAATATCTTGATAGACTGTTCGATAATCTCAGAGAAGGAATGAGCATCGAGGCTAGTTGTACTCAAGCTGGACTCGCTCGTTCAACTGTTGATCAGTGGAGACGAGAAGATCCAAAATTCAATCAAGAGTTTGAAACAGCTTGCGACTTTGCAGAAGCTGTTCTCCTCGCTCAGATCAAGCAAACGGGAATGATGAAGGAGGACTGGAGAGCTTATGCTTGGATCCTTGAGCGTCGGTTCCCAGGTCGATGGAGTCAGAAGAGGGAGCTTGACTTGAGCGTCAATGAAAAGAAAGCAGACGGAAACGATCTTGTCGTCTCGATGATTCAGCAAGCGTCTGAAAACATGATGAAAGACGATCAAAATGAAGACAGTTGATCCCGTTTACTTTGAACCAAGATCAAAGTTTGATGAAGCAATCATCTGCATAAACGAAAACAACCGAGTCGAGTATGACATTGAAATCGTCAGAAATATTTTAAAAGCTGATTATATTGAAACGCTGTCATCTCTTTCAAAGTACAAATCAGCATCTCAAACGATGATTGCGAACAGAGCTGATCGACTCGCCTGCAAGTGGATCATCACAATGAAAGAGTCTGAAGTTTTCGGATCAATCACAACAAAGCCAATATTGAAAGCAAACAATGAGCGAGATCAGTCTGACTCTGAATGAACTACAGAAAAACATCATTCAGCGAATTATCAAAAAAGACAAAATCATTTCTGCTCGATGTGGCTGGGGATCGGGCAAGACTTCAGCTCTCGTTTTCTCGATCTTGTTTGTTGCGAAGATGCGTCCAGGAACGTCAACTCTTTTAGTCACTGATACAGCTCCGCGTTATCAATCCGTCCTTATGCCAGAAATTGAGAAGTGGCTCGTCCCGCTTGGATGGACTTATAACTACTCTTTGAAGCTTTGGACTGATACTCATTCGGGCTCGTCTGTTTACTGTCGCTCGTATTACAGACCAGGTACTCGAGACACAACTCATAATCCGCTTGAAGGTCTGAATATTACTTCGGGAGTCTGTTTGATTGATGAATGTCAAACGCTGAACGCTGAAGTTGCTCATAAAGCTCTCGGACGTTTAAGAGCTGGAGAATCTCCGATCCTCATCATGGTCGGACTTCCTGTTGTTGGTGCCTGGTGGTGTGATATGTCAGAACAAGCGAACTATCCTCCCCTTTTGTATTCATCCTATGTCAATCAAGAGAATCTTTCGGATGACTGGTTCGAAGCGACAAAGTTGCTTCCAGCTGATGAACGTGAAGCGATGGTCATGAATAAGCCAAAGCCTCCAACAGGATTGATTTATTCAGAGTTTACAGAGTCACTCATTATTGATGATTGGAAATATGAAGAATCAATGACTGCTCGAATTGCGATCGACTGGGGATTCAGAAAACCGAGCGTCTTGATTATCTGCTATGATGAACGCTTGAACGCTTCTGTCATCTGTCAAGAATTTAATCCGAAGGAAGTCACAACAGAACAGCTCGCTCGTCTGATCTCGTCCGTCGCTTGGAGTCGATCACTCAAAGACTCAGCTCCTTCTCCTAAGATTTGGCTTGATGACGGAGTTGCAGACAAAGCGGGGAAAGCTCGAAACGATCAGACTGGAGCAAGTGCATTTCGAGCAATGAGAAGTCATCCTCCGCTCGGACTTGGTTTGTCATTGCGTTCAACGACTGATCCGATTCGAACTGATGTCTTGAACGGAGTCCAAAGATTGAAACGTGCATTTGCTCAGCGTCGATATTTGATCACTCGGGAAGTTTGGGACAAAGGAGAACGAGCGACAGGGAACAGTCTCAGAAAAGCTCTGTTGTCTTATGCCTGGGATAAGAACGAGAAGCCTGTCAAAGATGGACGAGAAGATCCGCTCGACGCTTTGAGATATGATTGCATCCTTTACAATTGGAATGACACATCGATCCAAAGCAGTTATAAATCTAGAGGATCCTCTTCGTCTCGAAGTCGAAAAGTGAGAACAGGAGGAGCAAGAAAGGCTACTTTCTAAAATGGAATTCAAAGAGCGTCAACTTGCAATCGTCCTTCTCGATCTGATCGGA